GGTGGAGTTAAAGGAACACGTGAAGCAATACTTGCCTTACGTAGTTTAAGAGATATGTTAAAAGGAGAACACGATGGTTCAGTATCTGTTAAGTGGGATGGGGCCCCTGCTGTTTTTGCTGGTATCGATCCTCGTGATGGTGCGTTCTTCGTTGCCAAGAAGGGTATCTTTAATAAGAACCCCGTCGTTTACAAGACCCCTGCTGATGTTGATGCTGACACTTCTGGTTCTCTTAACGCTAAACTTAAGCAAGCTTTACAACACTTGCCCAAACTTGGAATTAAAGGAGTTATCCAAGGTGATTTCTTGTTTGGCCCCGGCGACGTAAAAGCTCAAAAGATTAAAGGAGAAAAGTATCTTACATTTCATCCAAACACTATACTTTATGCAGTGCCCGTATCGTCAGCACCAGCCCGTGATATTAAAGCTGCAAAGATTGGTATAGTATGGCATACAACTTATAAAGGTAACTCTTTCGAAAGTATGCGAGCTTCATACGGAGTTAACGTATCAAAGCTAAGCAAATCTAAAGATGTGTGGTCACAAGACGCGATGCTTAGAGATTTAACAAACGTAACAATGTCAAAAAAAGATACAAAGGAAGTCAATGAATATTTGTCTAAAGCAGGATTTTTGTTTAATAAAATATCTTCTACAGTTCTTCGGAAGCTGGAGGCAGACAGGAAACTCGCAGAACTCATCGAACAGTTCAACAACAAATATGTCCGCAGACAAGAAATCGTGGGAAACACATCACGTCATACCGATTTACTCATCAGATGGATCAGTAAAAAATATGCACGTGAGCTCATGGCACGTAAAACGGCACGAGGAAAAGAAGCTCAACAAAAAAGATTAGATGAAATATTAAACTTTTTTAGTAAAGATAATAGAAAATCCATAGAAAATATGTTTGAACTGCAAAAAGTTATAGTTCTAGCAAAATTAAAACTTATAAATACTCTTAGTAAATTAAGTAATGTAAATACTTTTGTAAAAACTCGTAATGGATACAAGGTAACTGGAGAAGAAGGTTACGTTGCAATTGATAAACTTGGTGGTGATGCAGTGAAAATTGTTGATCGTATGGAATTTTCATATAACAACTTTTCACCAGATGTATTAAAAGGATGGGACAAACCGGGGAGATAAACGATGGATAAACCATTGTCCTTTAAGGATATGATCACAGTAGAATATCGTCCAGGCGAGGATGAATTAGTAAACTACCGTGTACAAAAAAGAAAAAGAACGGAATCATTAGAGCATCCAAATTGTGGTACTCCAGATTGTTGTGGAGAATGTGAACCAGAATTAGATGAAGCCCTTACCATACAACAGCGTATGGCACGTGGTAGACTAATGAAACGCATGAAATCCAGAATCAAAATTGGTAGAGAACGCGCGAAACGTCGTATGGCAAATAAAGACGTTCTAATGAAGCGCGCTCGTAAAGCAGCTCGTAAAGCTGTGTTAAGAAAATTAACTAAAGGTAAAGATAAAGGAGATCTTCCTTTTGCTCGTAGACAAGAACTTGAGAAACGCCTAGATAGACCAGCAGTCAAAAAAAGAATTGACATGTTAACTAAGCGTATGATAAAAGATATACGTAAAAAAGAAGTGGCGAGGCGAAAAGGTTGATAGGTTCTTTTAAATCATTTCTGGTTGAAGAAGAAAAGACCGTATACTTTACGTGGGGACGAATGAATCCTCCGACTATTGGTCATGAAAAACTACTGGATGTTTTATCTCGTAAAGCAGGTAATAATCCATATTTCATATATCTTACTCAATCTACTGATAATAAGAAAAATCCAGTAGATTACAAACAGAAAGTAAAGATAGCGAGAAAGATGTTTCCAAAACATGCTCGCAAAATAATGATTGATAATAAAATTAAAAGCATTTTTGATTTATTAGTAAAATTACATAATAGCGGATATAAAAACATTAGCATGGTCGTAGGATCAGATAGAGTAAATGAATTCGGAATACTATTAAAAAAATATAATGGTAAAAAAGGAAGACATGGTCTATACAATTTTAGATCTATTAATGTTATATCAGCCGGTGATAGAGATCCGGATGCAGAAGGTGCATCTGGTATGTCCGCTTCTAAAATGAGGGATGCTGCAAAGGCTGGCGATTTTGCAAAATTTGGACAGGGTCTACCAAGAAACTATTCAAACGCAGATGCGAAACAATTATTTAATGCAGTACGTAAAGGTATGGGATTAAAAGAACAAATTGATTATAAGAAACATGTGCAACTTAATAGCGTATCAGAAACAAGAGAAGCATATGTAAACGGAGATTTATTCAGCGTTGATGATAAAGTTATTATAAAAGAATCTAATATTGTAGGTAAAGTTACTCATTTAGGTTCTAATTATGTTATTGTCGAATCTACCGAAGGCGAACGGCGTTACTGGCTAGATGCTATTGAAGCAGTAGATCACGTCGACGTGGCTAAGAAAAGAATTGAGAGAGAAAAAGAAGCAGATGGTAAACGCCACGATAGAATGATGGACCGTGCTAGAACTAGAAACACTAATGTAAAGAATAAAGAAACAACTGAAAAAACAACGAGTCCACAGGATCCGGATATAAAAGATCGTAAAGGTACTCAACCAAAAGCATATCATTCTGGTATAAAATCAAAAGCTACTAAAGCTGCGCGTGATGCACATTTTAAGAAAGGTGCAAAGATGGATGATGATAATCCTGCTGCTTATAAGAAAGCTCCAGGAGATGCTAAAGCAAAAACAAAACCAAGTAAGCATACTTTAAAGTTTAAACAAATGTTTGGAGACGACTAATGCTAAAATTTAATCAATATATTTCTGAAGAAGAAAAAAAGGGATTGGCGAAAAAGGCAGAGAAGTCTGGTATGCCGATTGGTATTCTTCGAAAAGTTTATAATCGCGGTGTTGCGGCATGGCGAACGGGCCATCGCCCAGGCACTACCCCCCAGCAATGGGGCATGGCCCGTGTTAATTCATTCGTAACCAAGTCTTCCGGAACTTGGGGTAAAGCGGATAAAGATCTAGCAGCAAAGGTAAGAGGATAATGGCTAAAGTCGACGATAAGAAATACGCTGAGTTTATGGCAAAGCGAAAGAAAGAAAAGAAACAAACTTCTACTGAAAAGTCTCTTGCCGCTATCAGAGATAGAGGAGAAAAAGCTGCTGCTAGAAAAGAAGGTTATGTCTCAGCTGCTCAACGTGCAGCTGTATGGGCCACTCGTGCAGATGGCGGTAAAGGACATCCTGACAATAAACGCAAGAAAAAGAAAACAGAAGATGTCAATGAAATCTCAAAAGGTATGGCAAGTCGTTATATTAAGAAGTCACAAGTAAGTACCGCTGATGCTGCAAAAAGTGTAGAACGAGGAAATATCGATTCAAAGTCACCTGATAAAGATATTTCTAAAAAAGGCAAAGATCAAGCTAAAAAAGGTATTAAGCATTTTATTAATCGCAACAAAGGTACATCTACTGCTGTTGATAAATTAACCGGTAAAGCTAAGGTACCTGCAACAGAAGACGTTAATGAAGGAAAAGATCACGTTTCATCAAACCATGCAATGCACTACCATGAGACTGAAGCTGAGAAAAAATCACATGCAGATTATATGAAAAAGAAGCATGGTGTTAAAACAACTTATCACGGCGAGGATGAATTACGATATCACGGCCCTAAAAAGAATGTAAGGAAAGCTCTTGGTAATCATTATCATGATGATCATGAGCATGCAAAAGAAGAGCACCCGCACATTTATAAAGAAGCTTATAGTGAACCACAAGGGCAAGCAAAAAGAATGATGTCTCCATTACAAAAAATGAGACAAGATAAAGAAAAGGCAGATCGTGATAGTAAAGGTAGACTGAAAGCAGGCATTGGTGCTATGAAAAAGGCAGGTAATGAAAAAGCAAAAGCAGAATTAGGTGAAAAGATCTTAACACAGAAAGATAAAGAAAGAGCGTTTGCTAAAGCTGCTAAAACAGCACAGCCAAAAAGCCAAGTAAGTCTTAAGAAAGCACCATTCAAAATTCCATCTGAAAAAGATATGAAAAATGAGGGAAAAGCGAGAGACAGATTGGTTAAGATGGTAGATAAAGCCAGTGGTAGAACAATGGCTGATAGAGAAAAAGATGCTAAGTCTGCTACAGCCAGTAGAAAAGCTGCTGAAAAGGATCATTCTGATTTTCAAAAGAAGATGAGGATGGCTGAAAAATTTGATTTTAAAGTAAGTGTTGATGGCTTTCCAGAAATGTTTATGTCAGGCAATTCTCCCGGTGAAGTTAAAACAGCATTACGTAAACTGGTGAAACAACCGTCGATGATTAAGAGTGTAGATCGAGTAACTAAAGCTGAAAAGAAAAAAGAATTTCGTAAAAAGGTCCGTGAAGAAAAAACATCAGGTCAAGTTGATTACGGATCAGATGAATCGGTAAAGATTTTAAAAAAAAAGACCCCTGGCCAGAAAGATGAAGGACTAAGAGATTTTATGAGTGGTGTAGTAAATAAAGCAAAAAGCGCCATGTCTTTTATGTATAAGAATGATGGGCCTAGTAGAAAAAACACAAATGCTAAGAGTACTTCTGGTAGACAAAACGCCAAAGCCAGCCCATCTCTTGGTAAGCAAATAAGATTTCCAGGTTATGGAGGATAAGATGGCGGCTGAAACATTTAAGAATTTTACAGAAGAATCAATTGATGATATCTGTGAAGGCATAGATCTATATGAAGATTTGGAATTAGAAGAAGCCACATATCAAGGTAAGACCGTTACATTAAACGATCCTATCCGTACTGGCGAAAATCCAAATAAAAAATTCAAGGTGTATGTTAAAGGACCAAAAGGTAACGTAGTTGTTGTACGATTTGGTGATCCTAATATGAGTATTAAAAGAGATAATCCAGAACGCCGTAAGTCTTTTAGAGCTAGACATGGCTGTGATAATCCTGGACCAAAGTGGAAAGCAAAATACTGGTCATGTTACCAGTGGAGATCGGGGGCGAAAGTAGATAACTGATGGCTACAGCACTAGAAGATAGCATTGTTAGAATAGAGCAAAAGGTCGATAAGCTTGCAGAAGCTATCGTTACACTTGCTCGTGTAGAGGAAAAAGTGGCAGGACTAAAAGAAGATCACGAAAAAAGTTTCGAAAGAATGAACCGCTTTTCACAAAGATTAGATGAGATAGAGAAAAAAGTAGATGATAATCATCGTACGGTTTGCATAATAAATAGATTAGTATTCGCGGCAGTAATTGCTGGTATAGGCGCTTTTGTAGCCCAATTGTGGATGTAAGGAGAAAACAATGTCCAAAGAAATCGAAAATATTAGGGCCGCGTATCAAGAGGTCCAAGAGAAATTAAAAGGCGGTCAGAAGAAATTAGATAAAGACGGAGATGGTGACATCGACGGATCTGATTTCGCTATGATGCGTAAAAAGAACAAAAAAACAGACGAGGATACAAGTGCCTCTGCAGATGTAAAACCTGAAAAATATCATGATGCAGATGGTAGGGAAAAAACTCGTATGGTTCACACTAAAAGACGAAAAAGAGATAAAGATAAAGATGAAGGTCAGATTGAGATGAATCCAAAACTAGATAAAGGTAGTAAGAATGCATCTGAACAAAAAGAAGCAACACAGATCGATGAATTATCTCCAGGAACACTGGATAGTTATACTCAAAAAGCCCAAGCAAGCAAAGACGCGTTAAAAAAGAAAGCTAAAGCACATAAAGATCTTGGTAATGATGCAGAAGCTAAAGCAGCAAAAGATAAAGCAAAAAAACGTGATGCTGGACAAACAAAAGCATATGCTCGTTCATTAGGAAAAAAGACTGGTTACACTGGAGAACCAGGTTCTGCAATGCGGAAAGCTGCAGATAAAATGCCTAAGTCTTATACTAAAGAATCTTCTGAAGTTTCTGAGTCATCATATGGTGCAATGATAGATGCAAAGGCGCATGCTAAGAAAGATGGAAAGAATTATAATGATGTTTCTGTTCAGCACAAATATGATGCATACCATATGAAGAAAAGAGGTTATACTCATTTTGAACCAGGAAGCTACGGAACTCGTAAATACCATAAAAGCTCTGTTGCAGGTGCTACAAAAATTACGTCGGACCATCACAAAGGAGTAAGCGAATCGTTAACTATTCGTGAGAAACTTTTGTCAGTACTTTCTGAGGGTGATCGAGCAAAGCATTACAAGGGTGCAACAAAACCTGAAACAATGGATGATAAACTCAAAGGTAAGGGTGCTAAGGACATGATGAATCAACCAAAGGAGGTTGATGACACTGAAACCAAAGGTCATGACGATGCATCAAAAGCTGGTCGTGTAACGAAACCCGCCAAACAAAGAAATGCTGGTGATCAGGTTCGTTCAGGCGATCAAAAGGTAGTTAATGCAATTGCTGCAGCTTACAAGAGTATGAAGTAATTAATATATACTTTTGTTATGGACAATTTAAATGAAAAAAATCTGCTGTTATTTGCAGCGCGACATTATTATAACCCTAGGTTCTCAGACATAGACGAGTTCTATGAGGATCTAAAAAGATTT